ATCAGCACACACAGGTCTTGGTACATTCTCTGCTGGTATTACCTCAACTACACTATATGCCTCTGCTGGTGTGACATTTAATAGCACATCAGCACACACAGGTCTTGGTACATTCTCTGCTGGAATAATCGCAACAGATACAACTGATGGAATTGGTGTTATTTCCACAAAAGGTGCGCTTGATACATCACCTGCAAGAAACGGCGCAATTCGTTTAGGATATGTCAATAGTACTCCGTCGTATAATATATTGCTTAACAATGCATCTGGACTTTTTACAATTTATAATGGATTTAGTTCAACTGGATCCAACCTTCTCAATATTAATTCAACAGTCATGAATGTAAATGTTCCAGTTTCTGGAATGACATTCACGGGCAACATCTCAGCACCAAACATTGTTACTGGTATATCTGGAGCGACTGGACCTATTGGTTTAGTTGCTGGTACAAATATTACTATTGCTCAATCGGGAAAAACATTTACTTTTTCTTCTAGTTCTAGTGGTGGAACACAGGTAGGAGTCACATCATCTGGTCAATTATTTGATGTTAAGAGTTGGGCTTTTTCGTATTGTGATTTCCATGGCGGACCAGGACCATTTGGTACTGTTCTTGGTGCTAGTGGTGGAGATGTTGTTTATTATGTAGATTCACCAGGTTCTCACATTTTCACTAATTATCAAAAATATACTGGTGTGGCATCTTTAAGAACTGGAGCGAGTGGAAGTTATGTTGCATTGGGTTGTGTAACACCAAGTGCTTCATATAGCACAGCTGTTGGACCATTTAGTATGGGTCTTACATTTGAATTTAGAACAAGAATTAGTACTGATTATGGTAACGATTCTACGGCTACAAATAATTTTACTATTTATGCTGGTGTGGATGAACAGTCTGCTTTGTATCCAACTTTTAATACAAGTAATGGAGCAGCTTGTTGGTTTGAATATAATCACGCTTCGAATAGTGGAAATTGGACTGCCAACCTTTGTGAATATTTTGGAAGAACTGCTTCTGTTGGTACTACATTTGCCTATACTAATGCTGATAATAAATTTGATATAATAAGAGGTATGAGTGGTGGAACAGGACACTTCTTCATGTATATCAATGGTGTTACTGTTGCTGGATTTAGTTTCGACCAAGGACTCCTTGGACAAGGTCAAGGAAATGCCAGAATTGTTGTAAGACGAACTGCATCTGCTGCCAGTGTAACTAGAAGAACATTCGTAGATTATCTTTCTATACTTCAGCAAAGGGGTACATAAACTTTATGAGATACGCAATACTCCGAGATGACACTAGAGATTATGTGATTAATATAAGAGATACTGATATAGTATATGATTCAGATCAGTTAATATTATTAAATGATGGTGAAGTATGTGGTAAATTTTATAGATATTTCCCAAATGAAACACCAAGATTTTTACCACCATTACCATACCATGTGTATACAACATTTCAATTTTTATTAAAATTTACTGCGGAAGAACGAGCAGCAATGCGATTGCTCGCACAAACGGATACTAGTTTGGCAGATTTTTTACAATTATGTCAATCCGCACAACAAATAGAAAATATCCATCCCATGACATTACAGGGAATGAATTATTTGGTTTATCTTAATATCATTAGTGAGCAAAGAAAAAATGAAATATTAGATTTGAATGATAATAATGATTAATATCACTAATATTATCAATAGTTGACTCTTGACTTGAATTGTATTTATGGTATAATTGAGTTATGGAATTAAAACTGTTTAAACTTCACAATAATGTCCATGAACCAAAATATGGTTCAGAGAATGCGGCATGTTTTGATCTCAGCGCATTTTTACATTATCAGGGATCAGTAAAAGCATACACCAAAGAAAATGATCTTATGGAAATGCTTGTAACTCAGGATCCTGCTGGTAAGAATTATATTGATATTCCTGGTGAATGGAGAGTATTGATTCCTACTGGATTGATCATGGATATTCCATGTAATCATTCTGTAAGAATTTATCCAAGATCTGGGATTTCTACCAAACAAGGGTTGAATCTTATTAATTGTGTTGGTATAATTGATTCTGATTATGTACATGAAGTTTTTATTCCTGTGTATAATACAGCACAGAAAAAGATCAGAATCTATGATAATGATAGAATTGCTCAGGGAGAAATGGTCTTTAATTACAAGACCTTAATTAATTTTACAAATGAAAGACCACTTGCGAGAGGTAATCGTGATGGTGGGTTTGGATCTACAGGAATACAATGAATACAGCAAAACTTGATGATGTTGTGAACTTTCTGAAGAAGTTCGCTGGTGATGATGGTATACCAATTATTGGTGGAACTGATTGGGAAGAGATGAATACTCTCTTCAAGAAAGAAGAAATCAAAGAAGGAATGGCAGAATATATTTCAAAGTATTCTGTATTATTTCCTTTTAGACAAATTCCAATTGAAGACTCCGAAAAGAAATTTCGTGAACTTCGTGCTGCTCCGCATATGGAATTTATTATGCGTGAATCGGGAGAAGTCGTTGAAAAATATGAGGATTACAAATATCCATATTCAACTCATGGTAAATTTGTAATTTCATTTGGTCATTATTTCAATGACATTAGCAATTACTATCATCAACGCAATCGCTATGATTGCGGATCGCATGGATTTGTTTCTCCAAATGAATACTGGTATTCTCCCGACCTACTCAAGAAAATGAATTGGACATTCTGGAGAATGGAAGATCGTGGAATCAATCATGGAAAGATTCGTGGATCCTTTCGTCTTGGAGCATATGTTGCTACTCAGTTTAAACCACAAGTAGCAAAGACAATCTTTGATTTTGTTAAGTTCAAGGTAAAGGCTCATCAATTCCGTGTTCTTGATTTTAGTATGGGGTGGGGAGATCGCCTTGCAGGATTTTATACATCAAAGGCGACTCAGTATCTGGGAACAGATCCAAATCCAAGTGTATTTCGTGTATATAAGGATCAGTGTATTGCATATGAAAAACTAATCAGTGGTAAGGATCCAATTATCACTGATTTTCAAAAAGAAGTGAATGGGCATTTCTATGATGCTTTCCGTTGCGTTGGTTCTTCTGGTAAAGAAGTGATTGTGTACAATGCTCCTGCTGAAGATATCCTTGATGTTGTTCGCGCTAATAAATATGATTGTATCTTTACATCTCCTCCATATTTTGCAACTGAACTATATGATGAGGGTGGAGATGATTGGAAACAGTCTTGGTTTCGTTACAGCGAATATGACAATTGGTGGAATAAGTTCTACGCACCAGTAATGAAAGCGTGTTATGAATCCCTTACCGACAATGGAGCGATGATGATTAATATCATGGATCCACATGTATATGGTAAACGATATAATACATGTGATCAGATGGTAGATTATATCAAGAGTCTTGGTGGAACATTTGATGGTCAGATTGGAATGAGAATCAAGCAGCGTCCAAAAAATGTTGATGCTGCTGATCTTAAAGAACATTTAACCACAACCTTTATTGAGAATATTTGGTGTTTTTCCAAGAATGGATTTGACTTATCCCCAGGATTTGCTACACTAGAAGGACTATTTGGAGACTAATATGACTCGTGATGAACTTTTTAAAATGCATGAAGATATGTGTTGCTCTGCACTTGACCTTATGAGAAAAAAGAATGCAGACTACGCTGGCAGTGGTAGTGATCCCTTTGCGAACTTTCGTCGTGCAGAAGCATTGGGGGTTTGCTCCACTGAGCAAGCATTCCTTGTTCGCATGACCGATAAGATGTCACGATTGACATCATTCGCCAGCAGAGGGAAATTGAGTGTTGAAGATGAAACCGTGTATGATACTCTAGAAGATTTGATCAATTACTCTGTGCTGCTTGCAGCATACCTAAAATCCAAATGAATTTCTATACAAATGTATTTTATGATTTCAAGTCCATTCTTTATGCAGAAAAAGAGAATGGCATAACTGTCTATAGGAGTGAGGAATATGTTCCAAGCGTTTATCTGCCGTCTAAAAAGAAAACTGATTCTCTTTCGATTCATGGTCAGTATGTTCATGAAATGACATTTGATTCTTATCAGTCATACAAGGAATTCTCTGAGAAGTATGCTGATGTCCCCAATTTTGAGATTCATGGTGATATTCAAACCGAATATCAGTTCATCAATCGCAAATATGGAACTGATATTTCCTATGATTTTTCACAGATAGACATCATGTATATTGACATTGAAACCACCTCTGAGAAGGGGTGGCCTTCAATTGAAGATCCTGAAGAAGAGATCATTGCGATTACTGTATTTTCCAGTAAGCATGGAAATGCAACTTTCTGTCTTGGTATATTCAATCCTGGCGATATGGATATCAAGGTATTTGAATATCAAGATGAACAGAAACTACTCAGAGAATTCCTTGAATACTTTGCCAAGAATTATCCCGATGTTGTGAGTGGTTGGAACATTCGTTTCTTTGACTTTCCATATCTCATCAAGAGAATCAAAAAGGTTCTTGGACATAAAGCAGCAAAGATGCTTTCTCCTTGGGGTATTCTAAAGGAAAAGTATATCACTCGCAATGGTAAGGAAGATCTGATGTATGATATCATCGGAGTCTCCATGCTCGACTACTTTGAAGTCTACAAGACATTCACATATGTCAATCAGGAATCTTATCGTCTTGATCATATTGCGTATGTTGAATTAGGTCAGCGTAAATTGGCATATGATGAATACGAGAGTATGAATGAGTTCTACAAGAAGGATTTCCAGAAGTTTATTCAGTATAATATCCGAGATGTTGAACTCGTTCAGAAATTGGAAGAGAAGTTAAAGCTTATAGAACTCTCTGTGGCACTTGCATATTCAGCAGGAGTTAATTTTCAGGATGTATTCTCTCAGGTTCGTACATGGGATGTAATCATCTATAATTACTTGAGCAAGAAGAACATCGTCATTCCTCCCAAGAAGAGGGGACGAAAGGATGAGCAATATGCTGGTGCTTATGTCAAGGAACCTCTTGTCGGTATGCATGAATGGGTAGTATCCTATGACTTGAATTCACTTTATCCGCATCTCATCATGCATTATAATATTTCCACAGAGACAATCACACCCGATGAAGTGCGTGGTCTTATTTCACCAGATGCTATTCTCAAAGGTGATGTTGTTGCCACTAAATTAATACAACAATTCAAGGAAAAGAATCTATCCGTTGCTGCCAATGGGACAACCTATCGCAAGGATATTCGTGGATTCTTACCAGAACTTATGGATACGATGTATCAAGAGCGTAAAACATTCAAAAATAAAATGATTGAATCGCAAAAACATTTAGAGGAAATCACTAAGGAACTCATGCGTAGGGCATTGACAAAGTAAAGTTTTCTGGTATAATAGACGGATGGAAACGAGGAACATTATTGACTACTTTCATTACTGGACGCACGAAGCGATTATTGCAGATCTTGATGCAAAACGGAATAATTTTACCGTTCTTTGCAGCAATCTTTACAATGATTTCAACATCGCTACAGTCATTCGTAACTCAAATGCGTTCCTCGCGAAGCAGGTGATCCTATACGGATCCAAGCAGTATGATCGCCGTGGCACTGTTGGAACACATCATTATACTAATTTCATTCATGCCAAGACTTTTACCGAACTAGATGAAAGAATGAAGATTCTTCGTCAGACCTATGGTACGGTAAAGATCATCGGCATAGATAATGTTCCAGGTGCTACGGCGATTGATACTTTTGAATGGAACACAAATACACATTATGTTCTAGCGTTCGGTCAAGAACAAGTCGGTCTACCAACAGAAATCCTCGACATCTGTGATCACATCTTGTATATTAAACAATATGGAACTGTCAGGAGTCTGAATGTAGGAACCGCGAGTGGTATCGCAATGTACGCACTCGCAAGTAATGTGTTTTAATACCCCGTGGTGAAATGGTATCACAGAAGCCTTTGGAGCTTCTTTTCTTGGTTCGAATCCAAGCGGGGTAGTTTTTGGGGATGTAGTCCAATGGCAGAGACAAATCACTTAAAATGATTCCAGTGTGGGTTCGAGTCCCACCATCCTTATTAAATCGGAGACGACGATAATGTATGGAATTATGACCAAACTGAACAACTTCGTTGACGACAACCTGAAAGACTCCTTGGGAGTACCTCGTAAGGGCGTTCTGGCATTTAAGAAGAAGACTAGTGCGGTCACCGAATGTGATGCCCTGAATGACCTCCTGACGACTAAGAAAACTAAACCATATGTGGTTGCCAAGTTTCCAGAAGATGAAACCTCATCATATGGATTTATTGTGGATGGTGTGTGGAAGCAAAAATTATAAATACTTCATAAGAGGAACAATTATGGAATGTATTTCGAAATTACTGACACTTCAAAACCAACTTCGCGTTCACCATTGGCAAACACCATCATATGCTGAACACAAAGCATTGGGTAAGGCATACGCAGGATTGGATCCACTAATTGATACCTTTGTGGAAACATATATGGGCAAGTATGGAAAAGATACACAGCAGAATAGAAGTATTGATCTACAAGGGTACGAAACTGCTCATCCAATGCCAGTATTGAAGTATTTTGAAAATTATTTAATCAATGAACTTCCAAACGATTTGTCTGAACAAGATACAGAACTTTTAAATATTCGCGATGAAATGTTAAGTGTTCTCAATCAGACTAAGTATCTCTTGACTCTACATTGAGTTTGTAGTATCATGTGTGAATGATTTACGAGTTTAAAAATCCAATTCCTGTAACCACACCTATGGGTGATGGTTATATTTTATATGTTCGCGATGGCGGAACATGGGAAAACGATATTTTCGCCGTGGTCTTGACTGAAGGTGGAACGATTCGGCATTTTAGAAGTGATCAGTTGAATGTTTGGGCGAATGCCACCTTTGGAATTAAAAAGGATTCTACATTATGTCAAAAGACTACTCCAAGTTCACCGATGCCCAACTAATGGCACTGAAAAAACAAACTGAACATGATATATCCAAGTATCATAATTTTCAGTTGGTTCGCAAGATTCAGTTAAACTCCGCTTACGGTGCGATAGGGAACCAATATTTTAGATATTATTCTACCGAACTCGCAGAGGCGATTACTCTGTCGGGTCAATTGTCAATTCAATGGATCGGTCAAGAACTAAACAAATATCTCAACAAGATTATTGGCACTACCGATGTGGATTATGTGATTGCATCAGATACAGATTCTGTTTATCTGTGTCTTAATAATCTAGTCTTGAAGGTATTTCCAAACACAGGTCTTTTTGATGGAAAACCAGTTTCGCGACCACCGACAAAGACCGTAGTTGATTTCTTAGATAAGTCTGCGGAACAGGCGATCATTCCATTCATTGAGAAGAAGTTTGCTGAACTCGCACTCACCATGAATGCATACGAGAACAAAATGCAGATGGGTCGGGAAGTCATTGCCGACAAGGGAATATGGACTGCCAAGAAACGGTATATGTTGAATGTTTGGGATTCTGAAGGTGTGCGCTATGCAGAACCTAAACTCAAGATCATGGGAATTGAAACTACTCGTTCTTCAACTCCAGAGTTTGTCCGTAAGCATCTTAAGAAGGCTATCAATATTACCATGAATGGCACTGCACAGGATATGATAGACTTTGTTGAGAAGTGTCGTAATGAATTTTACGCACTGCCTCCAGAGGATATTGCATTTCCTCGTAGCGTAAACGGATTGGAAAAATATATTGATCGTTCTGCAATTTATAAAAAATCAACACCTATTGCCGTAAAGGGTGCTTTGATTTACAATCATTATCTTGCTAAATTCAAGATTGGTAAGAAATATAGGAAGATTATTGAAGGAGATAAGATTAAATTTCTAATGCTCAAGAAACCAAATCCTGTTGGTGGTTGCATTGGAGAAGATCAGGTTATTTCTTTTCCAAATGTTCTTCCAAAAGAATTTGAACTTGAGAAATATATTGATTATAAAACGCAATTTGAGAAATCTTTTATTGATCCTCTGACCGCCATTCTAGATACTATTGGGTGGTCAACTGAAAAGAAAAATACATTAGAAAACCTATTTGGTTGAAAGGAATATTATGAGTGATTTTTTATCGTCTATGGTTAAGAATTCTGGAAACAAATACGCATCACTGGTTTCCGATGGTCTTGAGGGAAGTGATGTAAATGGATTCGTGGATACTGGATGTTATATTCTGAATGGACTACTGTCGGCATCCATTTATAATGGAATGCCAAATAATAAAATTACAGCGATTGCGGGAGAAACATCCACAGGAAAGACTTATATCGCTTTGGGAATTGCCTCTAAGTTTTTACGGGATAATCCCAATGCTGTTGTTTTATATTTTGATTCTGAACAAGCAGTTACTTCTGAGATGTTCAAGAATCGTGGAATTGACCCAAAGCGAATTGCAGTATTTCCAGTATCAACGGTGGAGGAATTTCGTCATCAAGTAATTACGATTGTGGACAAATATATTGACCTTCCCAAAGGGGAACAGAAACCAACCTTCATCGTTCTTGATTCGTTGGGAATGTTGTCCACGACCAAAGAGATGACTGATACCGCTGATGGAAAAGATACAAGGGATATGACCCGCGCACAAATCATCAAGGCTACATTTAGAGTCTTGACGGTAAAACTTGGTGTGGCGAAGATTCCTCTTCTGATGACAAACCACACATATCAATCCATGGGAATGTTCCCAACGGCAGAACTTGCTGGTGGTCAGGGATTGAAGTATGCGGCATCAACTATTCTTTATCTTTCCAAGCGAAAGGATAAGAATTCTGATGGTGAGGTTGTTGGAAATATCATTCATTGTAAACTTTATAAGGGTAGATTCACCAAAGAAAATAGCATGGTGGATATTCGGTTGAATTACGAAACTGGACTTGACCCATATTATGGTCTTGTGGATGTTGCGGTATCTGCTGGAATATTCAAAAAGAATTCAACGCGCATTGAACTTCCAGATGGAACCAAAGCGTTTGAGAAGACGATTTATGATAATCCAGAAAAGTATTTTACCAAAGATGTTCTTGCGTTAGTGGAGAAGGCAGTGTATACTCAGTTCAGTTATGGTGGAGAGAAAACCATAGAGAACACCGATGACTGATGTTGAAAAACTAATTCTTCACAACCTTCTCAAGAACGAGACATACGCACGAAAAGTTACTCCCTTCCTACAGAGGGAGTATTTTCATGATCGTGGACTACGATTTGTTTTTGAGACTATTCATGAATTTATTCTAAAATATAATAACCTTCCCACAAAGGAAGCGATCTATATCATTCTTGATAAGAACAAAAGTATTAATCAAGAAGAGATGAAGCGCATCACAAATTATGTCGAGGAGATTTCCAATTCCAAGGAAAATGTTGATTCTGAATGGTTGATGACAGAAACTGAAACTTTCTGCAAGGATAAGGCGGTATATAATGCGATCATGGAATCCATTCAGATTATAGATGGAAAGACTCAGCAATCTCAGGGATCTATTCCTGATATTCTATCCAAGGCGTTGTCGGTATCATTTGATGTTCATATTGGTCACGATTACATTGAAGACTATGAGAAACGATATGATTTCTACCACACGGTAGAGAAACGAATTCCATTTGATTTGGATGGATTCAATCAGATCACAAATGGGGGAACTCCTGCAAAGACTTTGAACATTGTCATGGCAGGAACTGGTGTTGGTAAATCATTGTTCCTGTGCCATCATGCTGCAAATTGTCTCAAAAAGAATTGTAAGGTTCTATACATCACCTGTGAGATGGCAGAGGAAAGAATTGCAGAACGCATTGATGCAAATCTTCTTGATGTTACTCTTGATAATCTTCGCGAACTTTCAAAGGTAATCTATGAAAAGAAAATTCAGAATCTGAGTGCTGGAGTTCAAGGTAAACTTATCATCAAGGAATATCCAACTGCTACAGCAAATGTAAATCACTTTCGGTTTTTGTTGGATGAACTTTGGTTGAAGCGTAAGTTTAAACCCGATGTGATCTTCATTGATTATCTGAACATCTGTGCTTCAGCAAGAGTAAAGAGTGGAAACAATGTAAACTCCTACACTTACATCAAGTCAATTGCAGAGGAGATTCGTGGTCTTGCGGTTGAATATAATGTACCAATTTTCAGTGCCACGCAAACTACTCGCTCTGGGCATTCAAACACGGATGTTAGTCTTGAGGATACTTCCGAGTCATTTGGTCTTCCAGCAACTGCTGACTTTATGTTCGCCTTGATCTCTACAGATGAACTTGCTGAACAGAATCAGATCATGGTGAAGCAGTTAAAGAATCGTTACAATGATACAGCAACCAATCGTAAGTTCTTGCTTAACATTCAGCGTGCTAAGATGAAACTTTCCGATATTCCACCGCAACACACAAATCTCATTACTATTCCTATTGCTAATCAACCAAAGCAAAAGGGTCAAAAGTTTGAAGATTGGAATTTCTAATGTCTGCTTATCTTGATCGTAAATATATCAATTTGGTTTCTAATTCCCTTGTGAAATTTAAATGGAAGAAGGTAAATCTTGCTAACTGCCGTTGTGTCTTTTGTGGTGATTCCGAGACAAATAAGAACAAAGCGAGAGGTTATTTCTTCAGCAGTAAGGATAGTTATTTTTATAAATGTCATAACTGTGGGGTTTCATATAATGTGTACAAGTTTCTTGAAGTGATCTCTCCTGCGTTGTTCAAGCAATATTGTCTTGAGAAGTTTGCAGATAAGGATAAGAGAATTGAAGAGGTGACAGAAGAATTCAAACCTCCTGTATTTTCTTCACGACCATCATATGATGAAATTTCAGATCTCCCAGTAGATCATGTGGCAATCAAGTTTCTCAAGGCACGAAAGATTCCAAAATCTGAATGGAAACGATTTGGATATACAAAGCATTTTTCTCAATTCGCAAAATCGGTAAATGAATCCTATGAATTGATTGATGATGAGAGAATCATAATTCCAATCTATGATGAACACAACCAATTCATTGGAGCGCAGGGTAGATCTTTTGGAAATATCAAACCAAAATATATCACCCTGAAGACTGATGAAAAGATTCGTCTAATTTATGGGATGGAGAAAATTGACAAGAGCAAACCAATCTTTGTTGTGGAGGGTCCGATTGACAGTCTGTTCCTTCCCAACTCCCTTGCTTGCTTGGGTGTAGGAAATTTTCTAGAGGTCAGGGAAAAGTTTCAGAACCAGGATCTTATCTTTGTTGTGGATAATGAACCGAGAAATAAGGTAGTGGTTGAGGTTCTTTATAAACTTATTGAAAATAAAGAAAAAGTATGTGTTTTTCCTGATACTATAAAAGAAAAGGATATAAATGATATGGTGTTGAATGGAATCAATGTT